ATTTTGATTTTGGGTTCCACGACCTTGACACAAAAAAGTTTAACTCTCCCTTTTTATTAAATGACGGAACAATAATACGACCAGCATATTCTCCTTCAATACATAGACCAATTTTATACTTATCTATTGTTTCTTGTGTTATTCCTCTTTTTTTAAGATAGTTCCAAGCCTCTTTTCTTGGTAAATGTAAGGGGTGTATTTCTTCAAACCTTTTATACTCTTTTGGTAGTTCTAGTTTTTTATATTCTTTTTGTTTTTTTTTCTACCTTATCCGGTCTGATGAGGTTATAGGTTTTTTTGTCTTTTTTTGAACCAAATTGTTCAATTAGTCTACCTAAATGTCCGTGAGTGTCATGTGTTTCAGAACACGCCCAACATTTATAAACATGGTTAATATAATTTATTTCTAAGTTTCCCTTACCATCGGTTTTTGATAAACCTTTTATCTCATAGGAACAAACGGGACAGTCAACAGATATTTGACCACTATATTCATTTACGTTTTTCGGTTCACCAAAAATATTCTCGATAAGGTCAACTAATAGTGACTCTTCTTTCATACATAAAATATAAGAAATAAGGGTGAATAGTCAAACAACAAAAAACCCACCTTTATGGGGTGGGTTACTTAATAATTTATAATATTTAATATTTTTTTTGTATGTTTCTCTTTTGACTTCTTTTAATCAATTTATTCCTTCTTAAATATGCCGCCAATTCATCTATTGTTTTATTTTTTTGCCATTCAATAACAACTGTACCATCAGTAGCATCCATTATTTCACCAGTTTCTGAGTTATATTTAATTCCAAGAATTCCATCGGGATTATGTGGACCTTGTTTTAATTTGATAACAATTAAACTAACACCAGTGATTTCATTTGGGTTATCTTCATTATGACAAGGTGTTTTTTTTCCGTTCGAATCATAACATTTATCTTCACTAAATATATCTGAATTTTTATTTTCTGATATCACCCTTCTTACAATTCTTGCAAGATCTGATTCTGTAAGTCTTATGATTCTTTTCATAATTTAATTTCTAATATCTTCTATATCTTCTTCTGTAAGATTCGTTAGTTGTTGATGGTCTTATTGTACTGTCAGAAAAATTTAAGGTTAGGGTAAGTTCTCCTCCATCAACATTAGCTCCTGTTATTATAATCTTTTCATAAGCTAATTTGGTGTCTTTAGTAAGATCAGATACATTAAATTTTGTTTTAAACGGGTTATTTGTTACGTTTAATTTCTTATCACCACTATCTGTTTTGATAATCGCATTTGTACCAACAAGTCCACCTCCAATTTCTAAAGTAACTTCTTCATTTTGGTCAAACATAGTCTGCTTTAGATAAATATCAAATTCACTTCCATAATTACCATCATTCATGTATAATTCGTTACCCTTATTGTCTGTAATTGAAAATGTTAAATCTTTAAAACTTACGTTAGGTGTTGATTGTGATTCTTCAGCAATAACTCTTCTTACAATTCTTGCAAGATCTGATTCTGTTAGTCTAATTATTCTTTTCATTTTTTTTAATATTTTTTTTTATTTACATATAAATATATCACAAAATAAAAAAAACACCTACTACCAAATTTTTTCTTGCTTCATATACCCTAATACACAAGTATATGAATCGGCCATATCGTAACACTCTTTTTTAAGGGTATTATTTTTTGTGTATAACCATGTTATTTGTGGTTCTTTATCTGATACTTTTTTCCAAATTAAATCTTTTTTATCAATATCTTTTGGTAACCCACCAAATAAAACATGTTTTCCTTTATCGTTTTCTTTAACAAAATCAGGCCATGCAAATTTTCTTGAGTTATAAGTTGATATAAATGAAGGGACAATACCTAAAATATCATATATTGATTTTGTAATCATAGAATTATATCTTAATAAGGTACCTACGGTCCAAACGTTATTAGAATTTAATAGAGGTTCTTCTATTACAACTTTTGTGATCCCAAGATTTTTATAGTTTTGTAGTTTTTCTTCAAACGCGTCAACCTTCATTAAAAGTTCTTGTGTTTTGTCTTCCACTTTTGGTTTTATTACTGGTGAAAAATGTGTAAGTTCCAATAGTTCTTGTGTTTTAATATCAAATAAACACCAACCAATTGTTTTTGTTGAAACGTCTAATCCGAGAACTTTTGGTGAGTTCTTCAAGTCTGTTTTTGCCATAAAAAAATTAAAAATCTAGTTTAACGGGATACTGTTGAATACCTTGTCTTTTTTGAGGTGACTGTATCTTAGAAATAACCATAAGTTCTTTATTGGTATTGTAAAGTCCAACTTCTGTAATATATGGTGATGTTACTCCATCCCAAGTTGGGTTTGTTGATTTCAAAAACTGTGTTTGTCCTAAGTTACAAAGGAAATTCATAACATAAATTGTTGCTTGAATGTCTGTTTGTATGCTACCAAAGAAAAAGTATTCACCACCAAAATTCAATGTATTTCCAGATTCATTAAGATCAGGCAAATCAATATAATCATTTAAATCATATAAAGGAGCGTTGTCATACATGTCTTTTGTTATTTGAAAAGTAGTCCCTGTTAAACCTGACATGGTAATATAGTTATTAACTGAACTAGCTGAAATCTGACCCATTACGTCAATTTCTCTCCAAAGAGTAGGGTCCGGTCTAAGAGTTGTTGAAGTTACTTTTTGTGCTAAAACTTTCATTTCATTAGCGGTGTAACCTGTTGGTATTGTTGTAGATTGTGAAACCAAGAAAGGAAACTCATTTTTAAATTTCAAGAATATATTGTATGTTGGCTGACTTGAATCTAACATAATTGGATTCAATCTTGTATAATAATTACAATGTAATGAGTTAGTAAACGCCGAATTATTGAATCTATATGTAATAAACATACTCTCAGTATTAGCACTTAATAACCCTTCGTCAACACCTAATACCCCGTCACAAGCATTTGGTATAATGGTACCTACTTTAGGTGCTGGTAGAGTCCATGATCTATTTGTTTTGTAGTTAAGTGCCGCTACAATTTCATCATCATCAAAAACAACCATTTTTAAGTCAGGAAAAACTTTACCGACTCTATTTGGTATTCCATCAGTATTTGGGTTAGTGTCCCACAGTTGGTAGTACCTTAAACCAGGATCATTAAAATCTGTACTCTTTGTAGACTTGATGTAATAAGGAACAAAAAGGTTTTGACTTGTAAAACCACTTGGGTCAGTATAAAAGTCTTGTCCAATTGTACCTGAAGAGTTTTTATGCCACATCAACCAAGGAAGAGATATTTTGAAATTTCTAGCTTGACCAGTAGCTCCTGAATTAGTTGCGTCAAAAACTTCTTGAGCGAATTTCTCACCGTAAAAATTATCAATAGATTGGTTTGTGTAATGAACTATGGCGATCGCTTTTTGTTCAAAAGCCTTAACTCTTATTATTTCACCCATAGAGTTATAAAAATAAGACCCATCAGTATCTGTTGTACCGCCTGTTGTTACATAACCCAAATATTCTTTACTCCCAGTGTATCCTGATGATTTATATTTATTATAATCATCATTAACTGAGTTAAACACACCCGCCGGTGATTCAGTCCACGGAATATTCATATTCCAAACTTTAACATCTGTTTGTGAAACATCACAGTTAGTTTCAAAATTAAATACATTTGTTGCCCAATAAGGTTCAGGAGTAACTGTATCATAAAGAGATGTCATACCTGAAGGGTAAAAAATAACACGAGAATTTCCGCTAAAACCTAAACTGTTAAAATTAGGTAAATCCCTATCTACTTGTATTGTTACTGTTGTTGCAGTTGAGGTATTACCTGTTACACCGACAACTAAATAAGTAAAAATTGGTGAATTACCACTCAATGGTGATATACTATTATTAGTAAATAAAACCATAAACATATTTGGACTTACTATACCTGAAACACTAGCGTTTACAGAATTGGCACTTATAACTAAAGTATTTCCTGAAGATAATTGTGCGTTTCCAACTATAAAATTAGGGTTTATAGTATATGCTGAAGTAGTATAAAGTGTGGACCCTGTAAAAAACCCTCTTGGGGCTGCTGAGTTATAAATATTATCTATAAAAGACGAATCATAAACCATACCAAATGTACTAGCTGACGTTGAGTCGACAAATAGTGGGTACTTTACATTCATTTTATTAGCTTCAGGTGCTGGTGTAATATTTTGAGCATTGTATTGCGGTCTTAGGATAATAAAATCATTATTATTCATATCATCAATACAGTTATAACAAACCTCACTATCTCCAACTTGAAAGTAGCTTATATTAAAATTACCTTGAGATAACTTTCTTCTACCAGCATCAGTTAGAATCGTATTAATTAGTGGATCTGTAGTTTTGTTAATGTAAGCCATATTTTATAAATACATATTTTTATATTTTAGTAATTAGTATTTTTCAATTTTAATTCAATTCGTCTTCATCATCAGAAAATTGTGATGCGGCACCAAAACTAACCGTATTTGAAATTGTTGGGGTTGTTGTTGATATAGTCTCACAAACTGTTTGGTTACTTAAAGAAATATTTGTTATTGTAAAATTATCTATAATTGTTCCAAAAGGTCCGCAATTAATACCTGTATTTGCTATAACTTTTTTGAAGATACTTCCGTTAACTGTACCACTACCTGATAATTGAACAGTATATTGTCTGGTTGTTGCGGTAGTAAAGTAATTAGGGTGACAAGAAATAGTGTTAGGGTAACTATTAGTGGTTGTTGTTTGAGTACTTGTTAGATATGAACCACCGGCGGTTGTTCCTGTAGTATTTGTATAAGTAAGTGTGGGTGTTGTATTAGTAGCTGTTCCCGCAGATATTGTTGTGGTGTGTAAAAAACTAAGATTTACCGTTTTATTACTTGGTAAGGGTGGATTACAAGTAACCTGATATTGGAAACTAATTTGTCTACCATTCGCTAAAATTGTATTAGTTGGGTTTGCAGGAACAAATGATAAATTAACTTGATAATTTATTATTGATTGTTGTGGTGTTAAAGTTATAATTTTTGATCCAATATTTCCAATAATATCTTTTACGTAAACAGTATATGTTCCATCATCTAAATTGTTGAATATTGATCCCGCTTGAAAATTACCTGGTGATGAATTGTTTAAAGCATACGTATAAGGAGCATTACCACCAATTACTGATGTGACAAATATTGCACCGTTAACTGAGTTAATACATGTTGGGTTAGTCTGATTTGTATTTATAATAAAATTAGTTGTACATGTACCTTGAGTAACATTAGCACTTCCAATTACACCATCATAAACCCACGCACCTATTGGTGGGGATAAAGAAGAAACTAAATTTGGTATTCCTGGTTGAGTCCAACCTGAAATCAACCATTTTGTTGCTGAAGTATTGTAATACATAGTTAACGTATTACTTGTCCATGATGGATAACCATTTATTGTATTTGCAGAAAAAAACTGATATTGATTTATTGTTTGTACTGGTGGTAATGACAATATTGTTGATGTCGTACTAAGACATAATTGACTAGTATTTTCTAAAGCCGGTGTTGTTGGTAAACACTCAGTACAATTAGTAAAAGGTCCTGTTAATATTTGAACAAAATTCTCATATAATGTTCCGCCGGTGTATATTTCAATACCAACAGATACCCAACAACCAAGTTGACCTACAATAGAATACGTTTTCCCGGTTAAAACTTGATTATCGTAGTCAGCCCTATAATAAATTATATTATTTAGATCATTACAGTTATAAAATTTTTCAACTCCATAAGTTTGATAACCAACATTACAAACAGTAACGGCAGTAAAATCACCATAATAATCAACAGTTGTTGCGGTGTATAATCCTGATTGAATCCCGCTGATGAAAGATGTTTGAGCACCATTACTCCAAGTAGTCGTATAAGGAAACGTTCCTCCTGTTATAATAAGTGAAGCATATCCATCAGATGTGAATGGGGTATATGCGTCAATAGTTAAACAACTAACCCCCATAGGGAAAAGAGTTAAAATATCACATGTAGTTGCACTGTATCCTGCCATCTTTTATAAAAAACTATTTATATTATCTAGGTGAATACCCAGGTCTTATAAAACCATCATAAAACTCAATAGTTTCAATCTCATCTCTTCTATTGTAGTATGTTATTTTCTGTTTAGTTAAAGTACCTGCGGTTGGGTGTTCAACCGTATAAGTTTCAATTAAATAAGTTCCTAAATCCATAATTAATATTCTAAATAAACGTTCATCTGTTGCCTAACAGTTGTTGGGTTTGTTACCCATGTGGGTGTTATCCATCTTAATTCTATTTTATCTCCTTCTGTAACTGCTAAAGGGGTTGCTAAATTATATGAAATATTAGCACTTGAGGCGTCATAAGTGTATGTCGTAGTTATTGTACTTTGTGTAACTTGTGTTACATTATTAACAGTAAAAGTACTTGTTTCTGAAGTTCCTAAAGTACCCCCAACTGTTTGACATATACCAACCCTTACAATGTTACCTGTTTTTGGCATTATAACTCTTCTACCATCAGAGCCAGATATTGGTGCTGTTAGATTAATTGAATTTCCAATGTAATATGTCTGAGTATCACCAGGACTCAATGAATCGTGACCAAAAAATAAAGCTATTGTTTGTTTTGGGTTAACACTAACACCACTTAGTGTTAATGTATTTGCACTAATATTACCTGATACTAAAGTATTACCACTAACATGTAGTCTTTCTGTAGGGTTTTCAATATTAATTCCAATATACCCCATAGTTGCGCCAGATCCTTGTATATGTAAATCTGATAATGTATCTGCATTTTTCCCGGCATAAAATCTAATATAATCTTCCGTTCCTGTACCATTACTATTAATTATATTTAAACCGTTACTTTCATTACCGGCCCTCAAAAATGTATCACCGACTTTACCATATCCAGGATATGTTGCGTCATCCCAAGTTCTTATACCTATACTAGAACCCGCAACAGGTTTAGTTAAATATGCTGGTATGGTTACATCCATTCTTGGTATATTTGTATTACCACTTATAACTAATCTACCTCCAGCAGATGTTGGATCATAATTTAATAAACCGCTAACCCCTCTAACATCTAATGGATATGATGGTGAGGATGTTCCAACACCAATTGTTGTTGTTGTTATTGTTCCACTAACTGTCAATCCCGTTACGGTATTTATTGTTGCTGTTAAATTTGGTTGTCCTTGATTTCTTGATAACGTAAACTCATTATTCGAATATGTAAAACCAGTTGTAAATGTATCAACGCTAGTCGGTAAGTTTTGATATGTAGTTGCAGAAATTGTTGATGCGGTTAATCCTCCACCAATTAGTGTTGATCCTGTTACTTCTAAATCTTTAGTCGGATTTAATGTTCCAATACCTATTCTACTGTTTGTAACATCAACGGTTACACCACTTGAAGACCCAAAATGAACATTTCCTTCATTTCCATCATTAATGGCTAAAGGTGAAAATGATCTAATTTTAGTTGATCTAAGTCCTTGATAAAATTGTACGTTATCTTGAAAAGTTGCTGGCCCTTTGCTTTCAAAACTAGAATCTGCAACAAAATTCTCACTTCTAGTTGATCCTGTTGTAATAACAACATTTCCATTCGAATCTATTGAAAGAGTATTACCTGAAGAAATAATAGGTATTTGTGATAGGTTTAATGTTAAACCACTAATACTTGTACCACTCAATCCACTCTGAAATAAAGACTCACTTAAAAAGTTTATTGGTGAGCATCCTGAAATTGAGTCAGTAAATAAAGTACCATTCGTTGCACATAAATCTATTGTACTTGCAGTTATAGTATTAGCACTTAAACCATTAGTAAATGTTGTTTGACCAACTACGGTACCGCCAGTGAACGTTGACGCACCAAAAATAGGATAAAGTTGTTGTAACTCAGCTTTATATGATGATCCCGCAGCGTTCTGTGAAGGATCACCCGTATACACAATATGTATAAGTGTTGTTGGTGTTATTGCCGTTGATTGGGCTAATGTTTTATCTGTTAATCTTGCCATTTTTTATTTATTAATATTTACAAGTTTATTGAAAATCATAATTATCTCCATCCATGAACTCAAAAATGTCTCCATCTTGGAATTGTTTATCTTGTGAAACTAAACTACATGTTTCACATCCAGCACTGTCAGTAAATTTAACTCCGTAACTAGGATATGAATCATAACTACTAGGTATAGTCACAGTTGTTGGTAGTGAATTTACTGTTGTTAAATAAATACAAGTTGCTGTACTTAAACAAGAGTCACACAGCCATATATTTAATGGTAATGTTCCTGTTGTTGAATTTATAATTATTTGTTGAGCCATAATTAACAATTAGAATTTTGATTACATAACTGTGTTAATCTTCCTTCACTATCCACACTATAAATAATACCTAAGTATCTTAAATAGGAAACTAATAAAGGAGTCTGTAATAAACTATCTTGGTAAATATAAACTCCGGTCGCCAATGAACTAACGGTAGGGCTTGTATAAAAAGTATAACTTGTTCCACCATTTGTTAATTCACATATTGGGCATGAAAGTGAGAACGACCCATAACCTCTCCATGTTCTAAACGCTTCGGTTGGAGTAGGAGCTGGTGTTAAACATCCAATACAATTTCCATAATTTGTAGTTGTAGAAGCTGTAAACATTTCGATAAATGACCAAACAAAACCAACAGGTGGAGTATAATTTAGATAATAATCTACATATGTGAAACAATTACCTGAAATATCTTTTATTACATTCCCTTGGGTTATATTTGCTGGCGGATATGAGTATTGTATAATCATCGAATTATTTGTACAAGACGTAAACACAAACTGTGTGTTTGGTGCATAAGTTGGTGTAGGTGTTGGTGTTGCTGTCGGAGTAGGTGTTGGTGTTGCTGTCGGAGTAGGTGTCGGAGTAGGTGTTGGTGCAATACATGAAGTGCATCCTGATGTATAAGAAGTTATAACTAAATTTAAATAATCTGATGGACTTCCAAAAATGGAATCAGTGTATGTCACACACTTATACTCTGAGTTAACAACAACTAGAAGTGTTGTACCTGTTGATACAGGGTTTCCTGAAACAACCAATGGATTAGAGACATAATAAATATTACTTGATGAACAATCTTCTAATACTTTAACTTCAGGACAATCAAAATATCCACTATCCACAACAAAAGTAACGCCTGATGTTATATTATAAGGATAAACCGTTGGTGTTGGTGTTGGTGAAGGCGTTGGTGAAGGCGTTGGTGTTGGTGTTATTGCACTGTATGTAAAATCCACAACAAATAAATCACAAGGGTTTATTGTTGGTGTTGGTGTCGGAGTAGGTGTTGGTCCAGGTGTTGCGGTAGGTGTCGGAGTAGGTGTTGGTAATATACAATCAAGTAAAACATCAAAATCTAAAATAGAACAAGGGTCATATGGTGTTGGTGTTGGTGTACATGTTCCGCTTGTTGCTATTGATGTATCCAAATCAGGACATAAATCTCCTGTTGGGTTAGATCCATAAAATAAACATGTTTGACTTAAACCGCTAGCTAAACACCATTTTGTCGTATCAAAATAAAGATAACCCGGTTGAGTTGCTCCTGTATAGTAGATATATCCATTGTGTGCTCCGACAACTTCATATGTACCATTATATCCACTATAAGTACTCAATGGTATGTCAACACAAATATTTAAATCACAACAATCATAACATAATGGATCTGTGCAACCTGTTGTAACGGTAGCGGTACCATTAAATGTTGTGGTAGTGCCTGTTGGTAAAGAAATAACCGTATAACACCCTTGTGGAATTACAGTGTCACCGCTGATTGTAAAAACATCACCCGGTGTTGTGGATAATCCCCAACTAGTTGCGCTAAACACAAGTTGAGTATAACAACAACTACTTAAAACAACGTCTGCCATTAAATATTATTTTTATTTTATAAATAATCTAAAGTTTGATTTATTTGTTTATTTTAAGATAAAAGGTCAAAATACTGTCTCCAATCAGATTTTACTATGTTATAATTATCTTTGTTATCAAGAAAACAAAAGTCTAATATTTTTTCTTCACTACCTATTACTTTATTATTTAGATAGTGTTCAACTAATTTATCGAATCTTTCTATTAGTTCATTAATTACGCCATTATTAGGAATAAAAAAACAACCACCATGAATGTATCGATACTGTGAAAGTAGGTGTAAGTCTCTGTTATGTATACTAAAGTTTTCTTGGTGTGAAAAAAAAGTTACTTTATTAGAAAACTTTTCATTAATTTTATCCAAATTAGGAAACCCAGTGTAAACTTCTTTTTTTTCATCTCTAATAACTCCAGCATCACACCAAATAAAAAAATCTGAATCGCATAGTTTATTATCTATTATGTATTTTATAAAATATAACTTATTAAAAATTACCGTATTATATTCAGGTTTAGTCATCTCAGGTACTTTAAATATTATCTTACTTTTGAAAACCTCATCATTCATTAAATTTTTTATTTTACTGTAATATTTTTTATATGAGTCAATATCTTGAAAATCCTGTACAACTATTTTTGTTTTAATTAGTTCGGGATCTGCTTTTTTTCTATTTTCTAATATAAAATCTTTGAATTTATCTTCAGTGAAGATAACCATTTCATTTTCAAAGTTTAAAATATTTTTCATCCAATATTGATATGTGTGGTATGATTGGGCGTAGTTTTCCCATTTATCTCTACCAATATCAAAAAGTGCTGTAACAATAGTAGTTTTTTTTATCATATCTCACCTTTATACTGTTTTATCCATTCTTTTGATTTAGAGTGTACCCATACTGACCAAGATTTTGGTGTTCTTGTAGTTAAAAATGTCCTACAAATTTTTATATTATTATTAGAAAAAAAAGATTTAATTTCATTTTCATCGCAGTCTTGTCTAAAAATTTCATGACCGTTTTCGTCATGATAAGTTACCGCCCAAAAATCATAATCTTTTTCTGTAAATTCTTTTAGGTCAAGATCTATACAATTTGTAAATGTCTTTGAAAAACTGTTTACCCATTCAATTTCATTTTCATAATCAGGATTAGGTGGGTATTTTTTTTCTAACGTATAATCTTGAACCGCTCTTTTCTCAAAAAGAATTCCGGCATATTTTTCATAATCCCTTAAAGTTCTAACGTTTCCTAAACCATATTCACCATCATGACCTTCTTGTGTCTCACCGTCCATACCAAATAATTTTCTATTTAGTAGATGTGACTTTTCATTCATTCTCCACCAATCTTTATCATCGTCCCATTGTTTAACCCTACCGTTTCTTGTGTATTCATGCCAAACAACCACCCTATGTGGGTGGAACAAATCATAACCGTGTGTAAATGCTCTAACAGCAATAGAAATTTCTTCTCCATGAAAATAAAAATTAGGATTGTGTTGTACTTCTTTACTAAACTGACCAAGAGTAAAACAAAAATGAGCAGAATAGAATCTTGACGGTATTGGAGTATTAATTTCTGACCAATTAGGTATTGTTTCAGGTAAAAAGAAAACTGCGCCTTCAGGTATGAATTTATCAAATACCATTCTCCAAGGAACATTGACTCTACCGTTTGGTTCATTATTTGGGTCATATGATGGTACATATCCTGTTAAAAGTGGTTTTGGTACACCATAATTCTGTAATTCTTTGATCATACGAATTAGTGTTTCATCCCAATTTTTTTCAAATCTCATATGAGAATCAATTTGTAAGGTATACTCTTCGTTACTATATAATTGTTGAACTTGGTTACGGGCCCAACAAACTCCTCTTGATTCTTGATGTGGTATATTTATAATTTTGAATCTTTCATCATTTTCAAATTCAGATAAATTATCAAACTTATCATCAGGATGAAATTGTCTACAAATACCAAAAACTAAATTATTTGGATTTTTAGCATTTTCATTACAAGAATTAATTGTTGGTAAAAGTTCTGGATCCCTATATGATGCTATTTGAACAAATATTTTCATATAGTAATCTTATTAAAAAAATTCTATAAATAAACTTTACCAAGAAGTTTCACCTGTAAATCTTACCCATTCTGTCGAATTTCTTAAATACATAGTGTTTCCGCTCCAACTTATAGTACCTACAACACCAGAAGGGTCGGTAGAACCCGTTGGTATGTATGGATTAGATATTATAATTGTGTTTGTAGTTGTCGTTGTTGCGGATATTGTAGTTGCAGTTAAACTACCATCAACCAAAACGTTCCCATATGGTCTAAATAATGTCGTCGATGAGTTACCAATAACCGTAGTATTACTACCTAATCCGACCGTACCAGTACCTATAACGATTTGATTTGTTTGGTTATTTCCACTAGCTCTTGAATCGTATCCAATAAATATAGAGTCTGTTGATGCCGTTAAAGTATTAAGTGACCCTTGTCTAAATGAACCAGCAGTATGACCAATAGCGGCATTATTTGAACCATTTTCTAAATTATTCAAACTATTATCTCCAAAGGCCGTATTACTATTTCCTGTGATGTTTGAAAATAAAGCAGATCCACCAAATGCGGAATTATTTGTTCCTGAAATATTTCTATATAAAGTATTTGTACCAAATCCATTATTTGATTGTCCGTTAGTGTTTGAATATAATGCCCCGTATCCAAATGCATTATTAAATTGACCTATAGTGTGATTAAATAAACTTTCATACCCAAACGAGCAACTAAATCTACCAGTGGTGTTTGCACTCATACTGTAAGATCCAAATGACGAATTATAAAATCCAGTACTATTAGAACTTAAACTTTTTAAACCAAAAGAACTATTACCACCAGCAACACTCACCGAATTTCTACCAACATCTTCACCAAAAAATGTATTTGATGATATCCCACCATTTCCATTATTATAAACGTCACCAACATTATTAACGACTAAATAATTAGAAGTATTTGTACTATTTCTAATTCTTAATGAAAACGTTCCCGATAAATTATCTTGAGCCCTAATATCTAATAATGCGGTTGCTCCTGTAGCACCTATACCAACGGAACCATTAGATGTTATAACAAAACGTGATGAATCAAGATTTGTGGAATCCTCAACAACAAAAGCATTACCTGAACCCGCTTGTGTGATTCTTAACATGTCTGTGGATGTATCACCACTAAACCAATTAACACTTGTTCCTCCACTAACATTTAAATTTCCTGAAATATTAACTTGATTTCCTCCGGCAAAGAGTAAATTACTTCTATTTAAATCACTTGTTCCATTACCTATTATAAAGGCACCTTCAGTTGTGTCAGCGGTTAAATTAAACATACCAATTACACTTTGATAATTTCCTTTTGCATATGTTGAAGCACCTGCTGAGTGTGAGTAACTACCGTAAGCGGTTGTTCCTGACCCTTCAGCGTGTGAACCAGTACCAAAACTTGTTGTTATATAACCTTCAGCGTGTGAACCAACACCTTGAGCAATAGTACTCACTCCCTCGGCGTGTGAACCATTACCTATTGCGGTTCCTCCAGAAAAAACAGAATCGCCGTAATATCCACCCTCGGCATGAGCACCTCTACCTGATGCAAGTGTTGCAAACCCTTCGGCGTGTGAACCATTACCAGTTGCAAATGTCAAAGCACCTTCAGCATGTGACCCTCTACCCGATGCTGTACCTCCTGAGTAGATAGTTACACCAATATTAAAACCTCCTTCTGAATGTGAACCAATACCTGAAGCAACACTATATACTCCTTCTGCATGTGATGCGATATTTGACGCCCAAGTATTTGCACCTTGAGCTAATGATCCAACCCCTGAAGCCCTTGTCTCATAATTTAATGCGGTGCTCGCACTTGTTGTTGCCGATGTTCTAATACCATAAGATAATGCAAGTTCTTGATTTGTTACTGTTGATCCAGAAGATTTAATGGAATCATAAATAGTTATGGCTGAAGTACACCCATGAATGTTTTCCACATATAAATCAGTTATACAATTACCTGATCCGCCAGTAAAAGTAGTTCCTGATGATGTTATTCCTGTTATTTGGAAAGTATTTCCTTGATTATTTGTAAATGTTAAAGTGTTAATTAAAAATGTTCCTCCCGTAACAAAAGTATCGCCTGTAATCTGAACACCATTAACAAAAATTGAACTAGCAGAAAAAGTATTTGCGGTTAGTCCATTTGTAAAGTTTGTTGCTCCACTCACAGTTCCTCCACTTAATGGTAAAAAGTCACCACTAACTGTTGTAGTAGAACCTGTTGTTAAACCTGTTACGTTAAACGTGCCACCTGTGTTATTTGTAAATGTAATTGTACCAGCAGAATAAGTTCCACCCGTTACTAAAGTATTTGAAGACCCACTAAATAACCCAACTAATTGTCCTAATTGTGCCTTGTAAGAAGATCCTGCACTATTTTGTGAAGTATCACCTGTTGTAACAATATGTATTAATGTCGTTGGTGTTATTGCCGACGCTTGTGCTAATGTTCTGTCAGTAAGTAATTGATATGTTGGCATACTTTATTTTATAAATATTATTTATTGGAAAATATACCCGACTCCATCCATAAAATTAAAGAATACTAAATCTTGGAAAGCCTTTTGTATTCCGCAGTCTATTTGTGCTTGATAAACACATCCTGAGTTATCAACTATTCTAAGGTAAAGAAAAGTTTCATTTGGAAAATAAGTACTAGTATTTATGTAAACAGTTCCTGGAATTGTTGTAAGTCCAGATATGTAAAAACAATTAGAATTATTGGGGTCACATAAAAATATATCATACGGTTCAGTTCCACCCGTATCTCCTGTAATTTGTACTATCATATTTATAAATAGAGATATTAAAAGAAAACCAAAGTATCACCACCTTCTGTTGTTAAGAAATCTCCAAGTTCTGTTAATATTATGTAAGTTTCTTCTTGACAAGAAATTATTTTGAAGTAGATACATCCTGTACTATCTACAGATTGTATCATAATCGTAGTTGCAGTTTGTAAAAGTGGCGGTAGTATGTAGACAGCAGGTGTTGTACCTAAAAGTGTACAGTTATTACCATACTCATCACAAGCATAGAAAGTTATTGGTGGTGTTCCACCTGATACTCCTGTTATGTCTATTGAATATGGCATTTTTTAACACTGATATACATTAGTAACCTGACCTGAACCATTTACTTGTGCAACATATCTTGTTCCAACGATTGGACAATCATTTGATAAATAACATCTACCAAGACCTCCGTTCGCGGCTCCGATGTTTATACCTACAACAGGTGTTGTTAGTGTACTGTTAACATAAATTATGGTTCCAACAGTTATTGTTGGTGTTGATGTGTAAAATGATGTCCCGCATCCAGTTGTTGTACAAACTGATGGATCGCTTGAATAATATGAAAAATACCCATTCTTGTACCATCTATAGTTAACATTAGTTGGGCTAGGTGTTGATGTTGGACTAGGTGTTGGACTAGGCGTAGGTGTTGCTGTTGGTGTAGGTGTTGCTGTTGGTGTTGGACTAGGCGTTGGTGTTGCTGTTGGTGTTGGACTAGGCGTTGGTGTTGGGCTAGGTGTAGGTGTTGGAGCAATACCTATACAATCTATAACGTAATCGATATTTAAGTTTAAACTAAATGAGTTATCATTTAATGAATTTACTCCATCAATACACTCAGACTGAATTGTTAATGTATTGTTAAGTAAATTAACAGAGTACGATCCAACCTCAGGTATTGATGAAAGTATTGACTCAATTGTTGATTGCCATGTAGCATCATTAGTTATAAAAAATGTTTGTGTATAAGCACTACCATTTATTATAATTTCACATTCTAAATTTACAGAAGATAAAACACAACCTGTATAACCTGTTGTTAAATCGTAAAAACCTTCAAATATCATTTCACTTATACCTCTTTTAGTTCCTGTTGTTGTTGTAAAGTCTGAACTACAAATAGAAAAATATGAAGTACCTGTAACTTGATTACTATTACAAGTAATATTGAATAATAATTGGTTTGTACAACCACTATTATCAGTAACTAAAACAGAGTAACTTCCTCCTGATAAATTACTAGCGGTGGATCCTGTTGTACCCGCAGGTGTGTTATTACTCCATTGGTATGTGAATGGTGGTGACCCATCAAAAATAAGAACATTAGCGGACCCATTATTACCATTAGTACAGTTATTAGCAAATACTGTCGAATTCAATGAACTTCCTTGTCCAATTGTAAATGTTCTTGAAATAGAGCATCCGTCAGAGTCAGTAACTGTAATAATGTAATTTGAAGGAGCTAATGTATTAAAGGTAAATGAACTTAAACCAATCAAACCACTTGTTAAACCATTACTCAAATCATACGTTAATTGTCCTGTATAACCAGTACCTACATTTATTAACGCAATACCAGAAGCCGATCCACAAGTAGCACCTGTAATATTAACATTTACACTGAACTTATCTTGATTATCAACTATTAAGTTTTCAGTATAAACACAACCACTACTTTCTCCTGATATAGTTAAAAGGTAAGTGTCAGCAACTAAATTATTAAATGTTATGTTTTGGTCTTGTGTAAATGTTGTTAAATTCAAACCTGAAGTTAATCCTGATACTGAGTAATTATAAAAACCAATTAGTCCTGATATTTGCGTTTGAATTGATCCTAACTGATTACACTGTGTGTTAGTTATATTATTACTAACGACATTGAAGGCGTTTACACTACTTAAAGTCGCGGTGACTGTAGTTTGACAAAAGTTAGCATCTTTTACTATAACTGTGTAATTACCTGCAGGTAAATTAGGTATTGTAAAAGTATTTGATAAAGTTGTTCCAACATACCCAGTATTTGCGGAGTAGAAATAAGGTAACACCCCACCCGCCATTGTGAACTGTAAAGAACCATCTGATACAAAACAAGATGGTGGTGTTGGTACTATACCTAATAAACTTATAGGGTTAGCAGTACCTACGGACGCCACTTTTGTTTCTTGACAACCATAATAATCGGTAACAGTTGCTGTATAATTTCCGGCGGTTAAACCTGTTATCAACTGAGATGTTTGACTCAATACATTACCTTGGGAGTCTTCCCAACTATATGTGTATGGTCCAGTTCCCGTAATACCTGTTATTGCAATCTTTCCTCCATCAATTACACATGTACCAGCGTTTATAATCCAAAAACCATAATCTATTCCCGTACTCGCACTTATAATAACGTTTTGTGTTCTAGCACTTGCAAAACCAGAATCATAAACTAATACGTCAAAAATACCAACAGGTAAATTTGTATATTGATAAGGAAAAGCTGTTGTGGTTACTGTACTAACAAAGTTTGTGCCCCCACTATAAAGTATTAAATTAAATGGCGGATTATTTGTAGTTGCAGTAACAAAAAAACTACCATTATCAGAACCACATGTTGTGCCACTTGTATTGTATATTTCCGCAGTAAAACAACCCGTTACATTTACATTTATAAATAATTCATTGTTAGTAATACTTTGTGAATCATTCAATCTAAAAACATAAGTTCCACCAGTTAAACCCGTAAATGTAATTGCCGATGAACTTGTTTGTGCTGTTAGTGTTGATCCTGTAGGTGTTATTGGATCTATAGTGTATGGTGGTATACCTCCGGTAGGTGTTATTACCACTTTTCCTGTTGCTGAACCACAAATACCGCTTAGTGAAAAAGAATAATCTAATGGTCCTTGACTACAATCAACCGTACAAGTACTTGCAGTATCATAAATAATACCTATAGTAGATGCTGAATGTGTTGCATCTATACATACGTCTAAAATTCCAGTAGCAAAACCTGTTTGTATATCACCACAACATCCTGTGTATTGATAATAACCTCCTGAAGTAAAACCGGTAATACAAGCCATTAGTTACAATTAATTTCTATTTCTAAACCAATATATAGTTTAAGTCGTTTATTTGTAAAGTTGTCGTAACAAGTAGAGTTACTTACTATAAGATTACCACCACTTATGTAATAATTAAGTCCAAATTGGTAAATATTTTGTAATTGACTATCTATCGCACTCAACACTTGAGAATATGTCAACGGTATTCCTGTGTTTATATCCAAAGCAAAAGGACCATAACCTGTATAAAAATTACCATTTACTAGTGCCTCTTCAGTAGATGTAATAATATCTTGTAATCTAAGATTAACATACCATCTAGAAACAACTGTTGATGTATCACACTGTGGTGTTGTATAACCACTAGAAGCCAAAACATCTTGTATTTTCAAACTAAGAACATTGGCTGGTTCAAAAAATGGTATAGAACAAGATGTTGTTTGGTCTATACAATCATAAGCATATGGTTCTCCATTATACGTACATTGTAGACAGTCACTGTTAAGTCTACTACCGGCAATAAATACACAACCTCTTTGTCTTCTCCAAACAACTTTCTGTCTATGAAATATAGAATTATCAAATTTTTGTCCCGTTAACCAAAGAGTTGTTGCCGGTACGAATTGTTCAACTAATCTAACCCAATAATCACCCAAACCAAGAGTAAAGTCTATCATTTTTTGATATGTGAACTTGTTATTTGGAATACCTACTGTTTCTTCAGATTGAAGGTATCTCCAAAATATTGATTGTAGTGTTGGGTAACCTCCTGTTTTACCATCTGAAATAGTTTGTCTATTTCTTACATTAATCATATTATTGTAAAAAGTTTGAGCAAACTCAAAAAATGTTTTCTGATTAGGTTTAGGATTAATTACTGTCCAATCATTAAGTCCCGGTGAAGGGTATGGTGTTGTTAATCCTGTATTTGGTATTGGGTAGTTATAATTAACTGAAGATTCCCAAATATCGTATGTTATACCTTGACCCATGTTTAGGTATAATTCCATATTTTTTGAATTAATCACTAAGTTTTCATTTAGAACTTCATAATTAGTTTCGGTCATGTTTGTAGTGTTAGTTCTAAGTCCAACTTTTTGTGAATTCCATGCTTTCACATTATCCACAGTTTTAGTCAATCTATAACCAATATTTAATAATGGAAAATTTTGGTATCTATCTAAATAATCTTGTCCGTAAGTGAATGGACTATACTTTGTTCTAATAATCGCAGGGTTCAAACTAAAGTCAGAAAGTTCTTCATTAATAACCTCAGGTGATATGTGTTCTGGTGTTCTTTCAAACCAACCAGCACCTTTTTGAAAGAAATAATCTTCAGTATTATCAGGTTTATATGGGTATCCTGTGTCAGTATCAATTGGGTAATCGTTTGCTCTTAAATCTGTAAAAATTAACTGACCATTTACTGTATATGATGTATATTGAGTCCCATAAAGTGAGTAAGTCACATCAGGATTAAAGGCCGGAGTACCAATATAAATGGATCCTGATGACTCAATAGTTGCATATTTTGTTTCAAATTCTTCAATTGATATTTTTTTATCCGCAATATAAATATATTCATTAAATTCTATAAGTTGTTCTGGTGCTCCAACCATTCTTAAAATATATTCTATTGATTTTCTTGTTCCTTTTGACTTGAATAAAAAGGCGGCATTTAGTATTAGATTTCTGTAATATTGATAATTAAGTTCTAATGGTGTTAATGGTTTTACTTGTCCTTGATAAAGTTGTTCGGTAGATGTATTAAATAAACTATTTAATAAATCATCATTATTAATTGGCGATATTTTTGTATCTAGTCCTAAGGTTTTCGCTAAATTAACTAAAAGTTGTGAAGGGATGTCGTCACCCACAATATAGTTAACAGATGTCATGTGTCCAAGAGCATCTATGAACTTCTTAGTTTCATCGAAACTTCTACCATAAATTTGTAAGACTTTCTCTAACTTTTGATCAATAGTATCAAATTCTTTTAACGAACCCGAAACTAAAAATCTACTTATTAAATTAGTTTTGAACTCATCTATTTTTTCACCAATATTTTGTAGTTTTTCAAGGTACGTATCAAATAACGCCGTTCTTATATCTAAATTCCAAAAACCATCAGTAGCCCAGGTTAAATTATCAACATACTGGGTGTAAATACCGTTTGAGTCGTAATCGGGATACGAAAACTGTGAAGTATAAAGAGGTAATGTGTTTCTGTTTAATAAAAACTGTTCAACATAATCAAAATCTTCTTTGAACGATTGTTCGGTTTTTATTTTATTTGGTTTTATAATTAATGTTCTAACTGATTGTGTTTCGGATGAAAATGGGTTACCTAAAACTGTGAAAGTTAATGTACCTGCAGTTAATGTTTGACTTGGTTCAAAATCAATTATATTGTATTCATTAATAAAATCAGTGAAAAATAATGAATATTTTTCATAACCATTTGTTAAATCTCTAAGTGGACTAACCGACATCGGCATAGTTTTTAAGTTGTTTGCGGCATTTGAGCTATAATCAATACCAAATGGATTTTTTAGAAAACTAACACTAACATCGAATGTTGTATAATTTTCTATTGAATTGTAAGTGATATTGTAAGCGGTCGCACCACTAGTTTGATTATAATTAAACTTATCTATTTGTAACGCCGCTGGAAAAAAATTGATTATCTTTGTTACTGATGTTGCTAGTCTTTTACTTAAAGAACCATATAGGCTGAAACTTGTTATTTGTGATAAATCAAAATTAGGGAATACCTTAAAGTTTTTTTCTATTAATAACTTATTTTGTTCGATACTTTCTATCTGTAGGTTTTCTAAATTAAAAGGTTGCGAAAAAACACCAGTATCAAAAGTTCTATTATTTTTTTCAAATATCGCACTTGTATATTGAAAGTTTCCTTGCGTAAGTCCTCCTCCTGCAACTAATTGAAACCCGACTAAATCATCGGAAAAGGTTGCTGAACCTGTTGACGCTGGTGGTGGACATAGATACTTTTTAGCCATTAACTAATAATATTTGTAAAGTTTTTAGTAAAGTCGATATTTGTACCCCTATCTTGTCTAACTTCATATAGTAACTCATTAAAGTTATTTCTAACCTCAAATAAGTTGTATTGTCTATAGATATTTCCTGCAGTATCGTAAAGAGTATAAATACCATCCGCCATACTCTTGGTTTGATTACCATAAAGAGCGATTGCTAAGGTATCTAAATCATGTTCAGCAATTTGTATGTCCAATGATATAGGATTGAAAAAAGTATTTGTAATAATGATATTTTGATTTGGTTGTCCGATATATGGAGTAGCATTAGGTTTGTTAGTTGGTGACGCAGTCGGTGACAAAGTACAAAATAGTAAATCACTACCACTATCAATATATCTATATCTTAAAGCCTTTTGATTTGTGTTGGCCAAATCAGTAATAATTGGTTCACAGAAAAAACTAGAAGTTATTACTCTAAAAAAGTTAGGAACTTTAGTTCCGTCTGGGTTTAAATACTCAACTCTAAAACCTACTAGGCCTTGGTTTGTAAATTTATTTCTATACTGTACAGGTACTTGGTTTAAATTAATTACAATACCTTTTACGTTAGGTAATGAAGATAATACTCCACAATCATTTATTGTTGTTCTAATTTCCGCAGGTCTAATGTATAAGGTATAAATACCTATTTGATTGAACTCACTAGTTGGTAATTTCAAGTTGTATAACCCACCTAATATTTCTATATTATTATTACCTCCCGTATTTGTGTTATGAAAATAGGGTGTTAAAATATCAGATGCGTTTAATTTTTTTAATACAAAGTTATTTGTTAAATCTCTTGAGGGTGTATAATGTAAAATTATTTCAACATCCTCAGGTGATACATCTGCAGGTCTAACTATACCATATGAACCAAGTGCCATTTTTTTATTTTATAAATAGTTTATTTAGTTTTTTTAAGAACCAAAAAATTTAAAATACCCATAACCATATTTTTGTAAATCACCTAAATTGTCAACTTCACCAAGTCTTTGTGTTAATTCTGATGGCGAATATTTACCTCTTTCTACAAAAATATCGGTTTGTATTTCGGGATCTGAAACAAAATCTAATAATGCTTCGTTCTTTGTTAAACCTGATATAACATAATCGTTAAATGTAATACCTGAAGAATTAACATAAAATACTGTAGTTTTATTTGGGAAATCTAAATAATTTATATTGTTAATCGTATATGCGGTGTATAGGTTTGTAATTTCATCCACTTGTCCTACAACAAACTTACTAATTGGTACCACATATCCAACAACATATGGTATTGGACCATATCTTCTTAATAAAGTTAGTCTAGAATTGGTAAATCCTGAAACAACAAACGGTATTTGTGTATAATTACTTGATAAATGTGCCGATAGATTTGTATTACTATCTCCTGTGAATATGTAATCATAACTTATTGGTATACCTGACCAATTTCCTCCTTGTTGGGTAAATGTTATCTCACCTAACTGATTATCTACAGTAACTCCGGTAAATGGTAAATTGATTTTTTTTAGTACTTGTGTTGTTCCGAATGGATTATTTTGTACTAATTTTATAGTGTATTCCCCCGGTATTGTTGGGTAGTCGTGAATTTGTATATTTTGAGAAATACTAAGTTGAGATGTTGATGTATTATCACCCCAATTAACAGTATAATTAGATAACTCTAAAAAAGTCGAGAAGTTATAACCTCCCGTATTATAAAGTGTTACTTTGTAAGGAAAAAAAGTATCTCCCGATATAACAAAATTTGTAACAGTATCTTTTTGTTCGATAAAACCTTCGAACTCATCATAAAAACCAATATCATTATAACTTTGGGTTAAAAGTACCGGTACTGTTAATCCTGTCAATAATGAATTGCCGTTAGTCGATCCACTTAAAATTTCAGAAAGTCCTGAATACACACCAAAAGTATTACCTTCATAGGTTTCTAAAACAATGTCACTTTTTAGAACCTCAGGACTAACAACTATATTAAAAATTTTACTATCCATTATGGGTTAACGTATTCGTACCATTTTATTGGTGTGTTTATTGTGCCTACTTTTTGTGATTGTGTGTTTATTATTTTGAAAACTTCATATTCATTTGTATCATAATTTAATACATATTTAAAGTAGTAATAATTTTCTTTATCTATATTAAAAATTGATGGTCCAATAAATTGTGATTGTGGTGTATTAATCATTCTAACAAATTGACCTTGTTTAGCGTTAAAAAATTTAGCAGTAACATAAAATTCATTTATATCTAATAAGTTTCTATCTTTTAACCAATACACATAATAACCTTCTTTGTCAGCACCTTGTGAATCAAGTTTGAATTTAGGCCTTTTTACCATGGCGGGTTTTTGATTTTGTGGTGGGCCAATAAATCCTGGTTCTTTTTCACCTTGTTGAGTTGGTATAATTATAGATATGTATGCTTTTTGTTTTTCAGTTATTGTTGTGTCATAAAAATCTAACTTGAAAAAACTACCCTTGAAGTTATTAGCAAAATAATATATTTCGTTGTCAGTAAATCCGGCAGCCTCGTAGTCAACAATCCAATCTGAATTAGTTGATGCTGTTACTCCTGTTAAATTTTTGTAAAAATTAAATTCATAATTTATGGATGTTTCTACAGTTGTAGTCGGAATTTGTATGGTAAGGTTTAATGCCGGTAAAAATGGTCCGGCCGGAATTTGTATTTGTGTAAACGTGATCGATGTGTGTTGATAATCTTTAAAAGCAAACTTTGTAACATCATAATCTTTGATTTCATTTATAATATTTTTTATAACGTCCTGTTCAAATTCATCAATTTGTTGGTCTCTACCTAGATTATCAAATGTGAACTCTATAGGTATATTGAAATATTTTCCATCACTACTTTTTGCGTATCTTAAATTATTCACAGTTATCGTTAATTGGGTCTGTTATTATGTCGGTTACGACAAGTGAGGTGTTTCGTTTTACTGGATGTTGTAAAAATAAAATATCTTTAAAAACATAATGTTTACCATTTGTAAAAGGAAGGTTTAATCCTCTACCATCACCATCAATAAAATCATATGTATAGATATCTCTCCAATAAAATTTTTGATCATTTTCAGAGTAAAACGCATAATCAGGTACCTGAAATAACGCATCGTTTGTTGCGTCTTCAATATAATTACTATATGTTCTTATTGGTATAGAATAATGTGGTCTATAAAAATAACCAGGAGGGTATATTACTGAGTTAAAATAATTTGCAAGAGCAATTCCAATACCCGCAAATCCATTTGGTACAGGTTGATCGGTATTCAAAAGATCGGGGTTATATGAGTATTTATGATATAATGGTGAAAGTACATATTCCATTTGTTCTATATCATTATATTCACAAAAATCACCTTTTATAACGTCACCTTTATTTAGTTCTTTATTAAAATAAAATGTATTAGATTGTTTAGTATACGAATCAATAAATATATTATCTTTATTTGTTGTTTGTAGGTGATTCCACCAAGTGTCTATACCATTTTTCAAAAAGTTAAACTCCCACCCGATATCTAAAGCGGTATTACTATTATTGCCAGGTTTATTAAAATAACCAAAATAACCTTTATTAACTATTGTAATAAAAAGTTCTCTAACAGGTTTATTATTATTATCCTTTAAATTTTTAATATTAATATCTTGATTTATATTGAACCCATAAGTTCTAGCACCATCTTTAACAGATATTCTTTGTTGTTGATTTGGTGTTAACGCAGAATATTCTAATTTACTCCTTATTGGGAAACCATTTCTTTCAAACCCACTGTTAACAATAAAAGTGTCTTTAGTTCCTGTTATAATTTTATGTAAACGAACATAATATTTAGACGTACTTTCTCTTAGATTGTCTATATTAGCAATTCTTTTAAAATTTCCGTATGTCCCATCAACAATATCATTAGGGTTAAATAATATATTTGATATACCAAATACTTTTTTTTCAGTACCCGTTTGTCCGTCACCTAATCTAGTTACTTTAAATGTTTTTCTTCCATTTATTGGTGTTGACAACATGACATGATTTTCTAAAGTAAGGTTATGGTCTGTTGCACAATAGAATAGAACTGTTTTTCTTCCTAATGTTGTTGTGTTTTTTATGACATATGGTATACCATCTGAAGCCATAAAATTTTGGTTTACAACACCAAAGGTTTCATTAGTATATGACATGACTTGGTTCGTGCTACTACTAAAAGCATAAGAAGTATAAATACCCCAATTATATGTTGTGGCACTTTTATTTATTAGTTGTAAATGACCTTCTACCCCCTTTTCTCTTATAAAGTTAAACTCATCATATTGCGGAAAACCTTGCCAAACTCCGTTTAGTACTGAGTTTTGTGGATTTACATAATATAAATTATTTCTAAAAGGAACGTATGTAGTTTTTCCTGAAATAGAATTATCAAAAATGTTCACTATTTTACCTGATAATCTAAATTCTGAAGATTCATTTCTTTCTTGTGCCGAAATATCTTGTAAATCAACAACCGTTGACCTTTGGTTATCAACAATATCTCTTTTACTATTGTCTAAAGGTAACTGAATAGAGATAGGTTTATTTGAAGATCCTGCGAATCTCTTATTACCTAATACTATTCTTATATTTTCTTGACGTATCATAATTCAGTAACACCTACTACATATTTTTTTATGAATCTATTAAGTGCGGTTTTTCCTTTTCCTAAACCAAAGTAAAAATGATAAGGAGCGCCGACAACAAAGTTTGTGCTTCCGTTATTTGTTCCAGGTAACCACTCACTTGTTCTTTGTCCGCCATTTTGATAATTCATTATGTAACCAGTTGCCGGTCCATTCACTGGTTTGAAATATCTAGCACTAGTAAATGACATACTTTGATAAGGTACCGCATACATTTTATTAACACCATTAATTAAATTAAGGTCAGTCTTCCAATCATTATATTGAGAACCAAAAATTCTAGTGGTTGGGGCAACTTGGTCATTATTATCTTTTAATTGCCATTGATACATTGGGACTGATTGTGTTTTTGGATATCCAATAAGTTGTGTTAAATTATTTTCGAATGTTTTTATACCAGGTGTTAGTGCGATTCTTTGTGCTGTTGATGCAGAAAAAAGAACACCAATTAAACTATTACCAACACCATCAGGATTGTCTAAAATGATATCATCATCATCATAAAATTGCTCATCAAATGGTAAAATACCATATTCTGAATTTATACTAAATAATTGTGCTAAATCACCATCAATTCTTTTTTCGCTTCTTGAAAATAAATTATCTATACTTGAGTCTCCAGAATTAAATACTTTACCCCAAGTTGTTGTAGAAAGAATTCTTGATAATATAAAAAATAATAATAAATCATCCGTATCATTAAAAGATGTTGATTTTAGAGTTTCGGCTAAATAGTTGTCTAATTGTGGATTCAAACAAACTTCTTTTACAAATTGGTCTTTTGGTCCTAAGTCCATAATTGTTGTTGGAAAAAATAAATTTCTTTCATTCATCCCTTTATATTTATCATTAGCCGGATTCCAATTTCCATTTATATCTTGTTCTCTTGGTTCTTGACCAATAAAATAACCACCAGTAACTGTTGTCCCATTTTGTGTTATAACATAAGGGGTTGATCTATAGAAGAAAGAACCTTTTGTAACATCCCAATAAATTGTACCTTGATTTCTTCTTCTTTTTGCTAAATTAAAATCTTTAGACCCACAAAAAACATACTTTTTTAAGTTACCTTGAACATCAAAAACTTTCTTTCTTTTGAAAGAAAAGGCATATAATGCTCCGTTAACCCAATTATTTTGAAATACGTGACCAATAACCCCTCTACAAGCAGCAAAAGTAAATCTATATCTTGTTTTCCATTCTTGAAATAATGCATAATCCCTAACTATTCCATTACTAACTCCACCATCACCAAAAGTAAAATATGGTCGTTGGATTAATAAATAACAACCTTTATCTACTTTTACTGGGTTCTGATTATCAACACATGGGGTCTCTACTCCAAAATTTTCTCCGTTACCTGAATAACAATTTAAAGGGACCATTCCTTCACAAGAAAATGTTGATAATACTGAAGTTGCTCCTGTTAATCCATCATCACCAAAGTCAGCAGCATTGTTTGTTACATCAGTAGGGGAAGATGTTAGTGTTTCAACTTCGCCGTCTTCATCTATTAAATATATTGTAAAATTATCATTTTGAAATAATGGATAACTACTATCCCCCAATGTAACATTCCCATCGGAAGGTCTTCTAATTCTATCAGAAGTAGGTAATCTATCAGATCTTATTATTGGTTTAAAATTATCAATAGAATTTAAAAATGTTATATTAGCACTCAAAGTAGGATTACTAATTGCGTATGACGGAGCAAATAATCTAGGTAACACAGTAGAGACTCCACCCTGATAAGCACCGTTACCGACTAAATTAGAAACTAAATCTCCGTTATTTCCTGCGTCAAATCTTTGGTTTTGACTTTGATCTGTTTTAAAAAACATAAAACTGCCACCCTCAACATTTCCTTGTGGAAAAGTTTCATTAGACATTTGTTGAAGTTGATCAAATGTTCCTTGACTAACAGGTCCGGTAATATATCTAAATCTATATTTTTGTTGTGACCCAGACCATACATCTGTAACACCGTTATTTGGATATTGTAAATTATTATTATTAAACCCATCAATATTTAGACTATAATTTAATCCTAACTCATATATATCATTTGGAAAAACTTTCCACGCTTGGTTTCTAAATTTTCTATCTAAAGATGAGTAATATTTTATTGAATTTGTTGTAAAAGCACTGTAAAGTTGCGGATCTGGTCTAAAGTTAAATGGTTTATGATAAATGCTAGATAAATAATATGGTGCTTCATGTGTTTCTGGTGATTTGGCGTTTGTCCACCAATCAGCACTTGGGTTTCCAGTATTTGGTTGTATAGGTACATTCATAAAAAAATTACCTGTAACTTTTACGGTACCATTATTAAAACCAAATAATCTAGAAAGGTCATATTCAATATTTTGTTTTTCAGTATAAACATCAACACCCCTTACTAATATCAGTACACAATGTTTTTGCCAGTTTTGAACACCCATCGCATCTAAAGAATTAATATTTGTATATCTAGTGGGATTAGTACCACATGAAGTTCGATAGTAAATTCTTTGTGCGGAACGTAAAATACCAAAATTCATCAAATTATAGTTTGTTGTATTAGCCCTTAGTGGATGACTATTACTATTCAAATTAGCTAAAGTAGTTCCTGTTATTACTTGAAAATATTCCATCCCACCTTTATAGTTATATGTCCTTCCAGATGTGGATCCTGTTAAATATACTGTTGCGGTTCCAACAGTCGCGTTATCTTTTATGTATGTTACTGTTGTTTGTAAATTAGTAAAAGAGGTTCCCGTTATTGAATTTGTACCAAATTGGTTTTGAGTAAGTCCGGAAACATTATATCCATCTACATTTCTATCTTTAATATCATCAGGGTTTGTAAATGTCATCAAAGTTCCACTTGGTAGTTTATCTAATGTATCAGGATCGGTTATTAAAATTAAAACATTATCAGTAAAAGGTTGTGATATTTGATTTCCATTTTTTATTGTTGTTGTTATTTTATTTTGAAAAAACTGTGAACTAGATAATGAAGGAAAAGTATAACTCAATGTCGTAAAAGTATCGAAATATCTTTGTCTTAAATTAATCCAATTTAATCTATGTGAATAATTTATATCTCGAGTCAAATAAAAATCGCCAGGCCTAAAACCTATACTATTAATTGGGCATCCTTGTACCGCATATACAGGATAACCAGCAAGTGAGTATCTTATACCAAATGAATTAAGTGTGTACCTATTAGCTTTATCAAAATCAAACTTATCTTCAATTAGTCCCTGAAAGTATGTATTGTCACCGTCGTCATTATTATCACTACAATTTAAATCTTCATCGTCAGTTTGAATTCTAGCACTATCTGGTGTTTGTCCCCATAAACTATTAGAGTTTGTATTCATTAAGTATGAAGAATTATTTCTAGTATAAATGTCGATCCCATTTATTGTTGTTCTAGCAAGCGCTCCGTCACTTACTTCATATTCTAAATCCAAAGGTAATTTTCTTAAATCGCACGAACAAGTCTCACAATCAGGGTAAGACATGGATGGTAATGTTATGCCTCTAAATTCTCCTGAACCTCTTAGTAATGGGTTCACTTTTCTAACAAAGGCGACGGTAGCAAAACCAAAAGCAATTCCAAGACCAATCATTAATAAACCTAAAGCAATTGCTGGGAACGCCAAAATACCACCAACAACAAAGAATACGGATAAAATACCTAATAAAATAGGTACAACAACAGCTAAAACTCTTTTCAATATTGGCCAAATAAGTGCGGCAAAATGTAAAAGCGGTATCAATACGTATGCTAAAATACCTAAAGTAGTAATTGCTATGTTAAATACAAAAAATATTAAATCAAAGTTTCTAACCCCATCATTAACGGGCATTCTATTTGTTGTAGACGTACAAGTTCTATCGGTTATTTCTTTAATTCCTAAATGTCTCGATCTATTATATCCCCATTTCCACCTGTCAATAAATGAACTTACAGTGTAAACTCTATTGAAATTAAATTCAAAAAATTTATCGTTACAGTTGATTGCTTCATTAATCATAAATTGACCTACAGTTGTTCCGGTATCTCCGTAGTCGTTCCAATCTAAACTAAAAGCATATGATTTATTTTGTAAACTATCACTTGATGGTCCGTTAGCTGACGCGTTACTATCCCAACCATATTCTCTAATATTTGGAACTAAGTAATCGGCTCTTAATACATCTTCATCTTCTCCACCTTCATTTTGGTATTGAATTCTAAACCTATATTTACCTTTAGTTGGTATACCTACTTTAGGGTCATTTGATAATATTTGTTCTCCGAACTCGTTTGTTGTAACATAATCATAGTTCATAGGTATTTCTATTAACCATGTACCGTCCTCATCAATAACATTACCACCCTCAGGTAGATTATACTGTTCTAAAACTGGATAACCAAGAGAATCTGAAAGTATTGTTTGTCTTACTGCTAAAATTCTACCAGGAGCACTAACTAAATCACAAAGATTACCCGTATCAAACTTTGGTTTACAGTTGGTTAAAAGTGCATCCTTTTCATCTGTTGAAAACATAGATCCCATAAAAACACAATGTGGTTGTATTTCAATACCTTGATCTCTTAAATCAAAATCTAATCTTGTAATACCTACATTACACAATTCTTCCTCACCCCAAAATGAAGCGACTTCTATGTCTTCAACTATGTTAACTATTTGAGGTAATGAACCCAAATCTGAAGAAGCCCTAAAATTAGGTCCAGCAAACTGAGCGTCTGTTCCCATATTCATTCTGATTAAATCAGAAGGTCTTAAAGAAAAACACCCGATGTTTGAAAGGTCTACATCTAAAACTATTTTTTGATTTCCTAATGGGACACCAACAATCATAAAGTCACCACTTTCGTTTGTTCTTACAGTGTATTTATAATATTTTTCATATACCTCTAAGACTACAGGACTTGTTAAAAGATCTGACCTATCTGGAAATGTTCCTGTTGCTGCGTGTCCACGATATTCAGGAATATATGGTAATAAGTTATACCTATAACCATCTTCATTCTTATTTTCTATTGTTTTATAAGGGTATAGTGTTGAAATTATTGGATCGTTTTCATCTATAGTAGATAAGGGTACAAAAATAGAGACGGATGCGTTTGGTACGCCATATCCTCCATTAACAATTACCCTTCCAGCAACAACACCATAATCCGCACAAAATCTTGTATAAACATCATCTTGTCTTAATTTTAAAGATAATATTTCTATAAAATCAAAATCTTGTTCAATGTTTAATCTTATTGTTCTATCCTCACCCGGTTGTGTTCTGAATCTGTAGCTTTTACTCATTAGTTTGTTTGATGATAAATAGTTTTATTATCAATTTTAAGAATAAACAATAAAACATCGAAATAAACAATCTTAGAAAATATCTACTCCTGAAAGATTTTTAATTCTGACTTTAATGTCTTTATTTGGAAATCTAACTTGATAAATTTGATCGGGTTCTGCAAATATTGTATTATCAATAAGAGCTATTTGTTTTGTTTCTGCATTTGAATATTGTTGTGATGTTTCAGATGAAGAATACTGTCCACCAACTTTGTTGAAGACATTTATACCTACTAATGTATTAACTCCTGGTATGTCTTGTATTAATCGGTTTAGGTCTGATATATTAATATTTTGTCCCAAGTCTCTGTTAGTCGGTGACATATAATTATTTATTGAATTAATAACTTGAGTTATTATATCAGATGGTGTTGTTGTGTTATCTACTACGACAAAAACTTCAAATTCTAAGTCAATTACTTTTGCAAGTTCAATAGAAATATAGTCATTTATCATTCGGTACTTTGACAAGTATGTTGCTAGATTTGTTTTTAGATTATTAGATACCACTTGTGTATAAGCCCCTGAAACGTCTGTTGACAAAATTTTAATAACAATTTTATTATTATTTTCTACTATCGAGACTCTTGCTGGTGCACCAAAGTTACCTGGCATAGTATCTATTATCGATTTATAATCATTGATTGTCACTGCTCTTCTTTGTGCTGAAAAGTTATATGCAACCATATTTCTAACTTCTTCTGTTGTTGGTTGATTCGCACCTCCAATAGCCGCTGTTACATTTATAACTGATAGTGATTGAGATACATTTGAGTTTTCAACCGCAGAAGGACCGTTTACTGCAAAATCAATGGTACCTACTTGATTTATAACACCCACACCAATATTAGATGCTAAACCACCGCCAACGCGATATTGAACAAAAAGTGTTGTATTTGGTTGAACTGTTACTCCAAGACCTATGTTATTTTGATAATTTTGAAGCTTCAAAGGTATCATTGTTTTAGAAAACTGTCTAAGTTGTTCTTCAGGTGTTGTAGATCCGGCACCAAATTGTATTTTAAGAAAACCTTCAGGAGTATATTCTGTTATAAATCTTCTATCTGTTTTTATGTATTTTCCAACCTTTATACCAGCGTTATCAACTGGTTTTGTTGGGTCCTCAACAAAAATAGTATTATCAACCAATGAAGGTACCTCATACCATCTGTTATTTTCACTAATAAAGTCACTATTTCTTGGTACAGTTGCATATGATGTTCCATCTTTTTGTATAATAGAAGTTACTCCAAGCACATTTTTTTCAGGTAAGAAAAAACTAAAGAAAGGAAACACATCTTGTGGATTAATTGTTCTTTTGAAAATCTTTGTTGTACCATTAACAACTACTTCTTGTTTTGTTATTACATAATTTTTAATTATATTGTTCTGATCAAATGTAGGAACAACTGTTCTGTTAACATTACCTTCAGCATTAAAATCAGATGAAAAATCAACATCATTTTGTAATTCAAACACGGTACCTCCACCTAAGAATTGTGAACCAGCTCTTAAAATCCCTAAATACCTTTGATCGGGTTGATCTCCAAGAGCATTAACAACTATAGATAAGTTAACAATAGCAACTGAAGGTCTATAACCCGGAACTTTTAACCCGTAAGTTCTAGCTATATTAAAAATCGACGATCTTTGTTGTGCGTATTGAAGTACAGTTTCTTGAATACTTCTATCAATATGGAAATGAAGATTATCTCCAATTGCAGCATTTAAATCCATCAAAACAGAAAAGACCGACGCATCATTAAAATTTTGAATCAACTCAGGATAATATTGTTGAGTATAATTTATCAATGTTTGTCTTAGACCTTCAAAGTCCCTAACTGTGTAATCTATTTTTTTCGCCATTTTTTATAAATTAATTATTACAAATTCTCTTGATCCGAAAGGACTACTTTCATCTGTATATGTTATTTTCACTTTAGCAGTGTATTCTTCAGTATTAGCACCAGGAACTCTGTAAATAGGTATATCAAACTGCTCCGATGATAGTTCTCCAAGTGATGGTTCACTATCTGTATATGGTTCAATTGTAATGTCTTGTATCGTTAGATTAGGAATATACTTTCTAACCGCCTCTTCTATTTCTATTTTTATAGCCTCAAAAGTTTGACCATCCAATGGTTCAAAAATAAATTCATATAATCTTGTTCCAAAATCAGGTAAAAAATATCTCGATCCCTTTCTTGTTAATAGTAAATGAATTAAATTACTTCTAATTTCATCATCAGTCTCTTCAGAAAGTGAAAAATATTTCCCTTTGATACTTTGTCTAAATGGAAAAATTATACCGTAAGTAATACCGTCAGCCATATTCTATAAATATAGTTAGATGAATTCTATAAATATAGTTAGATGAAAATTTATTTAAATAAAAAAATCACTGATTAACTCAGTGATTTTTCTTGTAGATTTGTATTTCCTCTTTCGTGTCTTGGTTCGTATGGACAATGTAAACATCCATTACCACAACATCTACCTCGTCTTTTGTGATACTCTTCTGTCATTACCATTCTACCTTGACTATCATAATAAAATTCAGTTGGCTGGAGTTTTGGTCCAAACTCTCTAACATATTGTTGTTGTATCCAATCTTTTGATGCCCCTACGTTCATTTTAATTATTCTTTCTAAGATTATAAAACGCCAACAATACTTGGTATGTTAGCGTTATATTATTACCCCATGTTACTTTCATAATATTAAATATTTTCTTTTTTGTTTTCAACTACTAGTTTACAAACATTATAAAATTCTTCGTATGATAAATCTCTTTTCATTATATTAACATTTTTATGAATCCAAACAACATTTGATTCTTCATAACCAATTTTACTATCAATTCTTTCTAATGATGCGGTTTTATCCTTGAAGGATATTGGTAAATTTGTGTAATAACAAAAACCATTTTGTTTGTTATATAGTTCAGAAATATATTCAATAGTAAGATTAAAATTTATATTCCTTAGTCTCGCACCCCTCATTATTTTTGATAGTTTTTCTCCTGGTACTTTACCATATCCTTTCCAAGATGGATTATTTTCTTCTTTCAATGAGTTACCACATACCAAACATCTTTTAGATAAGCCAGATACTAAATGATATGCTGGAACATATTTTTCTGTTTTATTACACTCTAAACAACGACATAAAACCTTAGCTTCACCGTCTATTAATATTTTTTCATTAATTATTAACCATTTTCCATATATCTGATTCTCTTTAAAAGTATCATCATACTTACTTACCCCTTTACTTCCCATATATAATAAATATTAGAATGGTGACAAAAAATCAATACGTCACCATTCTAATTTTAATTTATTTATACGATTTCACAAGCTCCTCCAGCACAAGCTACTTCACCTCTTAAATCAGTATTGTCTTGTAATTCAATAACCTTTGTTAGGTCAATATTAGTTAATGTTTTTACTAAGTTTTCATACTCATCTTTTGTACAATCAGAAAAAGGGGCCTGGGTATACGAACCACCGTGATAAGGTAATACTGAAAGTCCGTTATAGAAGTCTCTATTATTCCACATCCAATCACCAACTAATTCCCACTCATCTTCTTTAATTGATACTGTTGCAGATACGTTGTGGGTATTTTGTCCGTTTCTATGTCCCGGTTTAATCCATTCTTGTGAAACTTTTTTAACTCTTTCTAACATTTGGAATACTGACTCATGTCTAACAATTGATCCTTCAGGTGCTCTTTGTGGGATTGTAATTACCGCAGTATCGTGTGGTCTAAAGTATTCATCTTCAATTAATTCAGGGTGATTAATTGCTAAGTATGAATAAATTGATTCATTTTTTCCAACACGGATTCTTCTTAAATAGTAGTCATTATGCCAAGCGTGAATACCTGATGACGTTCCTAATACTAAAGATGATGTACCTGATGGTTTAACTGTTGTTGTTCTTGCTGATTTATTAATTTTAATCAAAGCAGCAACTCTTTCGTTTTCTTCTTTAACTGCTTTAGCTGCTTTTTTCATATCATAACCTAAAACAACACCTGAACCGATACCTGTCATACCAACTCCAATAAGTGCATCTTTTTCAGTAGTTCTTTTCCAAATATCTCTTAAATAATGGAAGTCAGTATAACCAGCCTGTAGTGTTCCGATAAATGCTGCTGCTCTAACTCTTTTATCAAAATCTTCTTGTGATTCGATATCAGAAGCATTTACCTCACATAAGTTACAGAATTGGAATGGTCTTAGTGCAATCTCACAACATGGGTTAGTTCCCCAATCTTTATCATTAGATAAATAAATTCCTGGTTCACCTGCTCCTGATAACTCAATACGTTTCCACAAATCCATAAAGAATTCTTTTGTGATTTTGTGACGAAGAAGTACCGCTGAGTTATTTGCTCTACCTCTTTGTGCGTTTTGTTCCCACCAACTTCCTGATTTACAAGAAATCATTTCTTCATCATCCGCTGAGAATAATGAGATAAGAGCGGCTCTTCTAATACCACCCGCTAATACAGCATCTGCAATATGACAAACAATATCATGAGTTTCAATAGGTGATAATCTTTCTCCATCTTTTTTGTTATCCAAAACTTTTGTGATGTGGTGAATACAATCTTTTAATGGTTGAGGTCCGGGAGCCTTTCCTCCTGATGTTACAAGCATCGCACCTTTTTGTCTGATGTCTGAAAAATCAAACACAGGTGTTGATGATTTGTAACCTAAATACGATTCCATTAATACTTTAATGGCATCTGCCCATCCTTCAATAGAGTCACCAATAAGGTAACGTCTTGTTCTTTCGGCGTTTGGTTTTTTTATCTCTGGTAGTTTTTCAACATGGTGTTTTTGAACTGAGTATCCAACTCCTGTTCCACCTAAAAGTAAAAACATTGTTTCAGAAAATGCATCTACGTGATCGATTGGCATATATGCACAATTGTAGACTCTGTTTGGTGAGATTTCAATTGGCTTTCCACCAAATTGTAATGATCTCATAGATGGTAAAACTTTCTTGTCGTACACCATTTTATATACCTCTTCTATCTCATCTTTGATGTGAGGGTACTTTCTTTGGTGCATTTCTTTGTTACGAGTTACCAACTCTTCCCAAGTCTCTCTCCTGTTCAATTCAGGTTGAAACTTAGCGTATTTCATAAAGACAGTAATGTCACTTAATATTTTTTGCGAAATATCCATTTTTATACAAATTTAATAATTTATTTTAAGATTCTTGTTGTTCTTTTTGTTTTTTTCTTTCTAACAGTTCCTTAATTCTGTTCCTATTCTTTTCTTCTTTTTGCTCCTCGTGACCAAGGAATGTTACACTTTGTTCTGTATCTATTTCTAACATACCATTGTCAAACTTACAGTTCTCAAATATAATTCCATCTTTACCGATCCTTGATTTAGTGATTGCTATAGTTGCCAAGTTCATTTCTTTTTGTTGTAATGATTTTGCAACCGTAATAATAACGTGACCAACTTGTGCTTTTTTAATTGATCCACCCATTTGATCTGTTGTTACAACCTCTGATGAAATTGAATTTCTGTTACCTTGTGTTGCTGTCCATCCCGCAATATCCAACTCGTGACACATCGCTTCAAATCCTCGCATTACCGATCCTTCACTCTTCCATTCGTCACCTAACATTTTGTCAGGAACCACACAGTCGATATAATCTAAAATAATCATATCTACTTTTATACCTTCGGCCATCATCTTTCTTACTTGATTTTTAATCTGATTCATAGTTACAGTATCGGAAGGTAATTTTTTCAATATCAATTTGTTTTTTCTTGATGATTGAATTTCTTTTACTCTTTCCATTACGTCTTTTCTATTTTCAGAAAGGTCGTCAGGGTGTATTCCTGTCCAAAGTGTAAAGTGTTTTCTTTGGATAATTTTTGGGTTGTCTTCAAAAAATATCTGAAGAACGTTATACCCTAAGTTAAATGCGTGGTTAGCAATTTTAGTTGTAAATGTGGATTTACCAACACCTGTAGGTGCTAAAATTACACCAATCTCACCTTTAGCAAGACCACCTTTTAATAGGTTGTCTATACCAGGTACTCCAATCGGAATTGGGTGTCTATAGTCGTCATCCAATACCTCATCAATATTAAAAAATACATCGGTTGTTCCCTTATCTACTTCACCAACTTGAAGTGCCCCCCTTACCATTTCTTCTAACTTATCATAACTCTCGAAATCACCTTTATCGATGATTGATTGAGCTTTGGTCATTACTTTTTGGAGTTCTTGTTGTTTACAGAATTTAAGAGATTTTTCTTGAACATATATTGAACCTTCGTCCGAAACGTTCTTAACCTGATCTAACGTATCTAAAACGCTCTTTTGAGCCATCGGTGAACTAATTTCTGACTTAGTTAATTGTTCAAGGGTATTAAATGTCGGCGTATGCTCATAATTTGAATAATATTCTTTGATCATTTGACAAATAATCTTAAAATATTGATTATCAAAATAATGAGGATCAATAACTTCAATGATGGAATTAGAGAAATCTTTGTAAGTAATTATGTTATTTAGTAATTGAATTTGAAAAGTATTTCCTAAGTATCCGAAGTTTTTTTTGTCTGACATATTGTATAGATTTTTGTTCCTTGTTTTAATAAATATAGTTAAGCGAACGAATAATTAAGGTACTGATAAGATAAATTTTTGTCTGATAAAATGTCAGTCAATTCTCTTAAAATGTTTTTTATGTCTGGTCGTATGTCAAGGGTATATCTTACCTTTGGTGGGTATAATTTCGCATCAATCACTCTATGACAAATTGTCTTATTTCCAACCTTTAATATAATGTTAAATACTTCAGGTCCATCTGTATTTGATGTTTCTAAAACGCTTGGGTCTTCTTCAATTTGGTATCTGTTATCTAACATGTATACCATACACTTGTTTCTCAATTTTGTTTGAAGTGACTCAGATAGATACTTAATGTACTCATATAATTCAACTGAACTTTCAGCCTTTTCATGATAATTTTTTACATTAAAGAATCTTTGAACCACAAAATTGTTGTTAAGTGTAATTAGAAACTCAACCTTTGTTACATCATTCTGCTCTTTCATAATTTTACTTTTTTGTTTTAAACTTTGTTTTTTCTTTTCTTGTTAACTT